AGCGCTGCCGTGTTAAAAATTGCTGCACAAGAAAACGCAGTAGATGAAAACCAACCAACAGAAACGAAAGGTGAAACCGTGGACAAAACCCCGGACGAAGTAGCATCAGAGGCAACATTTTTGCCAGACGGTGCAACAGTAACGCTAAAAAGCGTTAGCTATGAAAAAGATGATGCCGAGGGTGAAACTACACCTGTAGAAGCCGCGCGCAGAATTATTAAGCCAAGTGCATTAAACTCACAGAGAGTACGCACACCTATTGTAAATATGGCAACATACACAGAGCATAAAATCAAGGCGGCTCTAGGTAATGACCAGAGCAAGCTTTATGTAACAGCGGCAGATGATAGCTTTACTACAAACCCTGCGTTTAAGCCAGAGCAGTATTTATCCGAGTTTGTAACTAACACCCGTTTTGTAAGAAGCGCGGTTGAAGCTTGCAGCCGTGGCGTTTTGCCGGCTAGCGGTATGACCATAAACGTACCCTCATTGGTAACGTCAGACGGCGGCGGTACAGGTGTAGCACCTGTAGTAACCGTAGAAGCTGAGGCCGGAGCTGTACAAAATACAGGTATGGAAACAGCTTATTTAACTGCAAACGTATCTAAGTACAGCGGTATGAACACTATTAGCGTAGAGCTACTAGAGCGCTCTGATCCTAATTTCTTTGCAGAATTAACAGCGCAATTACAAAACGCTTACTTAACTGCAACAGATACAGCAGTAGTAGCAGCTCTAACAGCTGGTGGACAGCAAGCAAACCCACAAGCTGCAACAAGTGCCGGTATTATTGCCTACACAGCCGAGCAAACCGCAGCCGCATATAAAGGTACTGGCTACTTTGCACAAAATTATCTAGCTAATGCTTCTCAATGGAGCTTACTAATGGGTGCAACTGATAACACAGGCCGCCCAATTTATAACGCTATCCAGCCAATGAACGCAGGCGGTGACGTTAGACCAACCTCAATTAGAGGTAACGTATTAGGTCTAGACCTATTCGTAGATAAAAATATGGTATCTGGCGTTATTGATGAGTCAGCTTTTATTATCGTGCCAGAGGCAGTAACCGTGTATGAAAGCCCACAGGCTTATATGAGCGTAAACGTCGTATCAAATCTACAGGTACAAATAGCTATCTATGGCTTTATGGCCACGCTAGTTAAAATGCCTGCCGGTATTCGTCGTTTTAACTTAACATAATAAATAACTAATAGTCTGGTAGGGCCTTAGCCCTTTGGCTCTACCAGACCTACAAAGAAAGGTACAAATATGCCAGCCACATACGTTACAGCTGCAACACTTAAAGCATCACTTGGCGTAGGCACTTTGTACGATAGCTACACTTGGATAGAGGACACCTGCCAAGCGGCCCAAGATTTAATAAACGGTTTTCTATGGTTTGACTCTGCTCCGGTGGTGGGAACTGCGTTAGTAAATAACGTAGCTACCGTGATGATAGCCAACCCCGGCCTATTTACTACTGGCCAAACCGTCACAGTAGCCGGGGCTGGCGCTACTTTTAACGGCAGCTATACCATTACTGGCACAGTACCGTTTAGCGCGGGTACTACTAATTTACTGCCAGCTTTTAATTTTCAACTTAACTATTACCAATACCCACAGGGTTACAGCTTTATACAGTATGCAAAGGTAGCAGCGGATCAAAACTTTAGGCGCGTAGTACCTAGCGGAACTATGACCGGTGACGATACAAAGACCGCTAGCTACGCTAATACGCCTGCTATAAACGCTGCTGCTTTAATGATAGCTGAGAATATCTGGACTAGCCGCTTTAGCACACAGGCAGGCGGCGTAAGCGTAGATGGCTTTAGCCCTAGCCCATTTAAGATGAGCAATACCCTTATGGCATCTGTACGCGGTCTACTAGCACCCTATCTATCGCCTAGCGCTATGGTCGGATAATGCCAGCCGCGATAACTACACTACGCAGCACTATAGCCGCTGCCTTAGCTAATAACTCTGTTTGGTCTACCTTTAGTTTTCCACCTAGCACAATAGTAGCTAACAGCGTAGTAGTAGCCCCGGCAGATCCATACCTTACGCCTAGCAATAATGCACAGGCAACGATAGCGCCGCTAGCTAATTTTAAGATTATTATGACCGTGCCTATGTTTTCTAATGAAGGCAACCTGCAAGGCATAGAAGATACGATAGTAGCCGTGTTTAATAAATTGGCTGCTAGCTCTATTGTATTTAACGTTACCGCTGTAACTGCGCCTAGTGTATTGACGCTGCCTAGCGGTGACCTGCTAACAAGTGATTTACAAATATCCGTACTAACGAGCTGGAGCTAAAATGGCACTAACAGATGAAGAAAAAGCGTTTTTAATCAAAATAGGCCAAGAATTGCCTAAAGAGGTTAAAGATACAAAGCAAAAAGCAACAGAAACACCGACAACAGAAAACGAGGCATAACCAATGGCAATTTTTCTTTCTAACGGCGTAGAAGTTACGCTGAACGGCGTGGTGCTATCAGACCACGTTACTAGCGCAACTATTAACCGTAGCTTTGATGAGCTAGAGGTAACAGCTATGGGCGATACCGCACATAAGTTTGTTAAAGGTTTAGAGGCCAGCACTATTACGCTTGATTTTCTTAATGATAATGCCGCTAGCGGTGTAGGCGCAGTACGCGCTGCGTTGCAAGCTGCGTGGGGTACTACAGTAACTCTAATTTTAAGACAGACAAGCGCGGCTACTAGCAGTACTAACCCGCTTTATACCACTACTGTATTAGTGAATAATACAACCGACATAAACGGCGCTGTGGGCGATATTGGAACACAGAGCATTACATTTACCTGTAACTCACCTATCGTTATCACAACAACACCGTAAACTGAACAAAGGGGCACAAAATGGCAAAACTTAAAATAACAAGGGCAGACGGCAGCGTAACCGAGCATAAGATTACGCCCCGTATTGAGTACGCCTTTGAGCAGTATGCTAAAAAAGGTTTTCACAAAGCCTTTAGAGATGATGAGAAGCAAAGTGATGTTTACTGGCTAGCCTGGGAGTGCTTACGCGCAAGCGGCGAATTAGTAAAACCATTTGGGGCAGATTTTCTAGAAACCTTAGCTAAAGTTGAGGTTACAGATGATAACCCTTTGGAGTAGTGGGGCGCGGTAGTTTTGGCTATCTAATCGCACAAATTGCGGTAGAAACAGGCATAGCGCCCCAGTACTTGCTAGATCTAGATGAAGTAATGTTTCAGAATATCTTAAAAGTTTTAACAGACAGAGCAAAGGCGGTGCAAGATGCCAACCGAGGTAAAAGGCGCGGTTGAAGCTCGCAAGGCTTTACGCAAGTATGCCCCGGATTTAGGCAAGGCAATACAAAAAGAGCTATCAGACCTGTTAAAGCCTGTTACTAACAAAGCTAGGGGCTTTATACCTGCCGCTATACCAGAGCTAAGCAACTGGTCTAACCCAGTATCTAGCGCAGAAACAATAAATTACAGAGCATTTCCAAGATTTGATGCAGGCGAAGCTAGGCGCGGTATAGGTTTCAGAACAGCGCCAAGCAAGCCCAATAGAAACGGATTTAGAGCGCTAGCGCGTATAGTCAATGCCAGCGCTGCCGGTGCTATCTATGAAACTAGCGGGCGGCTAAACCCATCTGGCAGACCGCAAGGGCCTTTAGTAGATCGCTATGTAAATGGCGTTTATGATAAAACTACTGCAACTGGTAAGCAATACTCAAAGAGCCTAAACCCTAATGCTGGTAAACAATTTATAGATGCGTTAAATGGCACAGGTTCAATAGTAGATGCTAATAATCAAACAGGAGCAGGGCGTAGGTCGCGCAAAATGAGAGGCCGTGCTATTTACAGAGCTTGGGCTGAGGATGGCGGCAAAACTAATGCAGCTGTGTTAAAGGCGCTAGAGGTAACAAAACAGATATTTGATAGGTCTATGAAAGCGGTAAAATAATGGCTGTAGATCCGCAAGTAGTAGTAAATATAGCCTCTGAGTTCACAGGCAAAAAAGCGTTCAAGGAAGCCGAAACTGCCACTACAAAATTAAGTAAAGGCGTAAAAACTTTAGCTAAAAGTTTAGGTTTGGCATTTAGCGTAGGCGCTGTAGTTAGATTTGGTAAGCAAAGTGTAAAAGCATTTAGCGATAGCCAAAAAGAAGCTAAACTATTAGCAACACAACTAAACGCAGTTAATCTAGGTTTTGCATCACCATTTATAGGGCAATTTATAGACAAGCTAGCCTTAGCTACTGGCAAGGCAGGCGGCGATTTAACTAACGCCTTTGTATCATTATCACAAGCCACAGGTGATGCCAGCACAGCGCAAGCATTATTGCAGACCGCGCTAGATGTAAGTCTAGGCACAGGCAAAGATTTACAGACCGTAAGTAATGCGCTAGCACGGGCGTACAAAGGCGAAACTACAGCGCTAGCAAAACTACGCATAGGATTTACTACAGCTGAGTTGAAAGGTAAAAAGTTTGATGAGGTACTAAATACTCTAAACAATAATTTCAAGGGTGCAGCCGCTAACGCAGTAGACACATACGCAGGCAGGATGGCTAGGTTATCTGAGGCTGTAGATATGGCTAAAGAAAAGCTAGGAGAAGGTTTAGTAAGCGGTCTTGATGATGCCAGCATAAGTATAGATGATTTACAAGTAAAAATTATCAATTTAGGAGAAGCGCTAGGCAAGACAGCGGCAGGATCTGTAAGTTTTGCAGATAAAGTTATTAGCCAATTTCAACGCATACAAGATAGCAGCGCTGCCCAGGGTTTATTAAATATCTTTGAGGCATTAGTTAGGGGCGTAGGCTTTGTAGTAACCGGCGAGCTTGTGCCTACAATGGATCAAGCAAGTGCCAGGCTAGCAGGTAAAGAAGCATTAAAAGAGCAAGAAAGAGGCAGAGCCCGGCTTAGGGCTGCAAAGGCTCTAGGCAAAGCAGAAAAAGATAACGCGGCTAATAAATTAAAAAATGAAAAAAAGATAACAGATGAGAAGGCAATACAAGCCAAGTTAGACAAAGCCGCCCTCGCGCTTGGCAAAGGTACAGATGTATTTGACTTAGACAAGATACAGGTACAGGCAGCGCTACTAGCTAAGCAAGATGAAATAAACAAGCTAGGCGTAAATGCTACAGACCAGCAAAAACTACAGCTAGCTAATGATATTACTCGCCTATCTATTAAAAAGACTATGGCAGAGTTAGAGGATGCTATAGCCGCCAAAGATGTAGAGGCTGCTACGCGCCTTGCTAAAAAACTTAATATAGATCTAGCAATACTAGGCGCTCTGCAAGGCCAAGAGTTTAAGCTACAAGATATCAACGATATTTTAGATAAGTTTAAGCCAAAACAGCTTATAGATTTACAAAACCTAAATGAAGCCTTAGCGCTGTTAATGAAAATGGCAGGGCTAAAAATATCGCCTATAGTGGCTGGTGCTGGTGCTGGTGCTGGTGCTGGTGCTGGTGCTGGTGCTGGAGTTGGAGCTGGAGCTGAAGCAGGTGGCGGCGGCGGTGCTATTGCAACTTTATTAGCACTACGAGCAACTACAGACCCCGGCACAGGTATTAACGTTTTATTAAAAGAGCATATAGACACATTATTAGCGCAACCTTTTATGGACAGTATGTTAGGTGATGAGCAAGCAAGATTAAGAGCTATGGGTATATTTGATACACCTGGTATAGGCTCGGGCTCTAGCTTTGACCCTGCCCGCTTTAGGATGGGTGATAACTACATAACAGTAAACGCAGGCGTAGTAGGTAGTGAGGACACAATAAGCCAAGCTGTACAAAAAGCCATATTAGACCTAGAGCGTAAAGGTGATCCGCTGCGTTACACCGGTGGCCTATGACCCTGCCAGTAATAAACGCTGTTATCAATTTTAGTACCGGGCCTAGTTTTGCTCAAGCTATGATTTTAGATACAGGCATATTAGATACAAACGTGCTAGCAGATAGCGCGGCAGTAATTGTAGATGTGTCTAACGTAGTAGATACAATACAAACAAATAGAGGCCGTAACCCACAGGCTGACCAATTTCAAACAGGTACGTTAACTATGCGTATCGTTGACCAAAACGGCGATTTTAACCCACAAAATACTAGCGGCCCTTATTATGGCTTGCTAGATCCTATGCGTAAAGTGCAGATTACAGCTACCTACGCTAGTACTACTTACCCTATCTTTAGCGGGTTTATTACTAGCTACACTACTACTACACCTAAAAACGCAGATGAAGTTACTTATACCACTATTACGGCGGTAGATGCGTTTAGACTTGCCCAAAATGCACAAATAGCAACGGTAGCAGGGGCAACCGCTGGAGATCTGAGCGGTACGCGTATTAATCAAATATTAGACCAAATAGGCTGGCCTAGCTCTATGCGTGACGTAGATGCAGGGCTAACTACAATGCAGGCAGACCCCGGCACAGCGCGCACTAGCCTTGCAGCCCTTAACACAGTAACCCTAAGTGAGTACGGGGCTTTTTATGTAGATGCTACCGGCTCATTTGTCTTTCAAGATAGAAACGTGACCACGGCTAGCATAAGCGGCACACCTACCGTGTTTAACGATAACGGCACGGCTATAGGCTATTTTAACGCTGTATGGCGTTTAGATGATACGTTGGTATTTAACGCGGCTAGCATTACGCGTACAGGCGGTACTACACAGGTAGCTACAGATGCAGCCAGTATTGCCAAGTACTTTACACACAGCTATAACCAACAAAACCTACTAATGCAGACAGACGCGGTAGCCCTAGATTACGCCCAAGCCTATGTAGCTAGCCGTAAAGAAACGTCTATAAGATGTGATGCCATTACCTTAGATTTATACACAGATAACTATAATGCCGGCATAATCGCGGCCCTAGATCTTGATTTTTTTGACCCTATAACAATTACTACAAACCAACCCGGATCATCTACTTTAACTAAGACTTTGCAGGTGTTTGGCGTATCTATGGCAATTACGCCCGGCAGCTGGAAAACGACACTAACAACACTAGAGCCGATAATAGACGGCTTTATACTAGACTCAAGTATATACGGCCTGCTAGACACAGGCGTACTTGCTTACTAAGGAGATGCTATGACTTTATTTGTAACAGGTGAGGTGCTTACCGCTGCCGCTATGAATAAAATAGTAAATATAACAACTAGGGCAGTAACTACTACTAGCGACACTTTTGTACTAGCAGATGCTGATAATAAACTAATAACCTATAGTAGCACTAGCGCTACTACTATTACTATACCGCCAGAAAGTTCTGTAGCATTTCCTGTAGGGTCTATAATCAATGTAATAAAAATAGGCGCTAGCGGCACTACAACAATTACGCAGGGCTCAGGCGTAACTATATCTAGCACAGGTGCAACAGCAACAGCGCCAACGTTACGCGCTGCTTTCTCTGCTGCTAGTTGCATAAAGGTTGCTACAAATACTTGGTATGTAGTAGGAGATATAGCGTAATGAGTTTAATTGGCATTATTGCAAGCCAAAATTATCCTAGAGGAATAACTGCTGATTTGCTTTTAGTAGCAGGGGGCGGCGGCGGGGGTCGTTATTTTTCTGGTGGCGGGGGAGCTGGTGGTCTGCTAGCTTTTACAAGTCAAACACTATCTGGAACAAATAGCATAACTGTAGGAAATGGTGGCGCTAAAAGTGCCAGTAGCCCAGGAGCAGGAAGTCAGGGCGGCAATTCTATATGCGGTGCTTTAACGCAAGCTGTCGGCGGTGGATTTGGTATTGGTTCAAGTTCAGGCGGCGCAAATGGTGGAAATGGTGGATCAGGCGGCGGCGCGGGCGGAACTTCAGCAAGCGCGGGAACTGCGGGAACGGCAACTTCAGGACAAGGCTCAAATGGCGGCGCTAAAGCAAGTGGTCAAGATGGCGGCGCAGGTGGTGGCGGTGCAACAGTTGTAGGGCAAGACACACCAACAGGATCATCAACTGCAGGAAATGGTGGTAATGGTTCATCTGCATATTCATCTTATGGAAGTGCTACCTCAACTGGAGAAAATATAAGCGGAACTTATTGGTATGCAGGTGGGGCAGGGGGGTCTGATGGAACTGTTGGAACGGGAGGAAATGGCGGCGGGGGCGACGGCGCAAATGACTCAATAGATGCACAAGATGGCAGCGCAAATACTGGAGGCGGCGGTGGGGGAGGCTCAGGTGGAAAACTTGCAGGAAATGGCGGCTCAGGAGTTGTAATTATTAAAGTGTCTGGAAGTTATACAGCTACTGCCACAACTGGCTCGCCTACAAGAGTGGTATCGGGCGGATTTACTTATTACACTTTTACTGGAAATGGGAGCATAACGGTATAATGGCACACTTTGCTAAATTAGACGAAAACAATATAGTAGTTGAAGTGCATTTAGTCGCTAATGCTGCGCTTGATAGCAACAATGAAGAAGCAAGTGGCATAGCTTTTTTAACAGAGTGGTCAGATGGCTACACAAACTGGAAACAAACATCATACAATGGCAATATACGCAAACAATATGCTGGTATTGGTTTTAGTTATGACCCTGTGGCAGATGTATTTATTGCGCCACAACCTTACCCATCTTGGTCGCTAGATGCTGACCATAACTGGCAACCGCCAACGCCTATGCCGACAGAGGGCAGATGGTATTGGAGCGAGCCAGAGCAGGCTTGGATAGATGCTAACGAGCTATAACGGCTGGCCTGCTAGTAAAGACCCGGCAGAAATTGGCATAGAAAATTACCCTGTACTCGGCACAAACAGAAAACTAAAATGCGCTAAAAAAGTAGCGCCGTTACTTATAGGCTTTGCCGCTGAGTTTCACACGCTTATAGAGCCTATAGATGAGGGTGAGTGGGATGAGTGGGGCTACGCATTTAGAGATGTAAGGGGCGTGGTCGGTAAACTTAGCTGCCATAGCAGCGGTACAGCTATAGATCTAAACGCGACTAAACACCCGCTGACTAAACGCGGTACATTTCCAGCTGAGAAAGTGCCAATGATTAAGGCGCTATGTAAAAAGTACGGGCTAGCCTGGGGCGGCGAGTGGACACGGGCAGATGAAATGCATTTTGAGGTAGCAGTAAATGAGGCTAAAGCTGCCAAAATAATACTAAGGTTAAGCAAGGGCAAAACGCAAGGGGCAGAGCAGGTAGCACAATGAATAGAAAGCAACTAGAGGCAGCGGCCTATAGTTACGGGCGCGCGGCTTTAGCTAGCGTTGCAGCCTTGTATCTAGCAGGCATAACAGACCCTAAAGTATTGGCTAATGCTTTTTTAGCCGGTCTTATTGGGCCAGTACTAAAAGCTATACAGCCTAACGAAAAGCAATACGGCATAGGCGCAAAGTGATTAAGGCCCTACTAGGGGCGCTGCTCTGTATAACGCCCCTAGTGGGCTGTGGTTATGACGGGTGGGTGCGCTATCCTTGCCAGAATTATGAAAACTGGAAAAAGCCCGAGTGCAACCCGCCCCAATGCGAAGCTACAGGCGTTTGTACTAAAGACCTTATTAGGATTAACGATTAAACCGGCAAGGCGGCTAAGCCCCGAGGACATACACGCCCGGTTAATCTTTTTTATCGGCGCTGTATTAGCTGTAACTTTTTTTACTATTACCTTTGGCGCTGTTTATGCCCTGGTATTTGTAACACAGCCTGTAAATGCACAAAGCCCTAATGACCGTGACTTTATACAGTTGCTACAGACCCTAGCCATATTTTTAACGGGTGCGCTAGGCGGGGTGTTAGCTGGTAATGGGCTAAAGTCTAAGGCTGATAAAGACACAAAGAAAGACACGCCGCTAGAAAGCTAGCAATATGTCGCAGGCATAGGTCATACTTTTACTACACGCTGAGAGGGCTACTTAGCAGGTAGAGCTATCAGCCATAACTAAAGGGGCTGTATGTTAATAGATCTAGCAGTAATTTTATTTACGGTGCTAATGGTAGGTATGTTTATGTTAGCTGCCTATCGCACAGGCTATCGCGAGGGCCACGGTGACGGTTATCTACGCGGTAAAAATATTTCTAAGGCGCTAAGAGAGGCCAATAAATGAGCAATTTCTTAGAGGGCTATGAGGATGTAAACGCTCGCATAACTAGGGCGCGGGCAGAATATCCGGGCTTGCGCCTAGTTGCATACATAGAGGATATAAGCCTAAAAGATGGCTACATATTGGTAAGAGCTGAGGCCTATAAAAACTATGATGATGAGAAGCCAAGCGCTGTAGATTATGCGTTAGAGGTTAGGTCAGACCGTGGCGTTAATGCTAATTTTTGGGTAGAGAATTGCGTTACGAGCGCTTACGGTCGCGTTATAGGCCTGCTTACCCCTGGTGGCATAGGTAGACCTACACGGCAGGATATGGACAAGGCACAAAGCCTTATAGGGCCTACAAAGCCTACAATTACAGCAACTAAAGACCTAGATTCAGCTACGCTACAAACTAAGCTAGGGGCTAAAGAGCTAATAAGCGAGCCACGCTGCAAACACGGCTTTAGGATGCTGTTAGAGGGCATAGGCAAGACAGGTGCGCCATACAAAGGCTGGATGTGCCGCGAGAAGGTCAAGGCTAACCAATGCCCGCCAATATGGATGCGTAAATATGATACACAATGGCTTATGCCAGAGGATTACACAGAGGTAATTACAGAGGCAGGGCTAAACCTAGATCCTGTAGCAGAGCGCGAGCCTGTACCAGAGGCATTTATGAGCGATAGCGAAAGGGCAAACAATAAATGACTAAAATAACGCTTACAAAACAAGAGCAATACACTTGCCATAAAGCGGCGTTAATTAGGGCAGAAAATACCCCGGATTATTGGGATACGCGTAGCGGCGCTTATGAAGCGGCAGAATCGGGCCTTAACCTGCACGAGTTTATAGCACAAGATGCAGCAGCTACGGGTAGTGAGTGGGCAGTTGCTAAAGCTATAGGCTGCGACTTTGACCCGTATTTAATCAAGGGTAAACGCATAGCAGATGTAGGTAAAAATATAGAGGTAAAAAGCACAAAATATAACGCTGGTCATTTGATAATACAGCCAATAGATCGTAATGAGGATATAGCAGTATTTGTAATAAATAAATCGCCAGAGTACACGGTAGTAGGCTGCCTGCCTATTGCCTGGGCAAAGGATGCCAAGTTTAGGCATAAAGTGCAGGCTAATTGGTGGATTCCACAAAGTTACCTATGGCCTATAGCTAATATGCCGTATCCAAAAATAGCTGTAGCACAATAAAAGATGGGGTTACAAACTATGCTTTACATAGAGGCTAAGTGCCGACAATGCAAGACAGTAACGCTACAGATAGAGCGCGTAGTGTCTGACCACCTGCCACCTAACGTTAAATGCCTACAATGCACTAGATGTGGCCTACTAGATATAACGTTGGTAGATGTGGATAACGCTAGGCAGGTACGCAATTAAGTTATCCACAGGGGCGCAAAACCTGTGGACAACACGCCCAAGCCCCGTTCAAGTTATCCACAATTTGCATAAATGCTTGACTATCTTGCTACACTTTCTGCGCTGCAAGCGAGCCCCGAAGGGCGATAGCTCGCTAAAGCTGCAAAAGTTTTGGGTAGCTCTATGCTTATTTGTAAGCTCGCTATCTTTACAGACCTTACCTAGTTACGCTGATCTAAATGCTACAGATGCTTACAAAATATATGCACATATAAAGATAGGCAGTTACAAGCAATTTGTATGTTTAGAAAAACTTTACACAAAGGAAAGTAATTGGCGGCCTAAAGCAAATAATGCTAAGTCTACAGCTTATGGCATACCACAGCTATTAAACCTAAAAGAAACTAACCCTTACAAACAGATAGACTTAGGGCTAAAGTACATAGATAAACGATATAAGGGTAGCCCTTGCCTAGCCTGGGCTCATTACAAGAAGCATAGGTGGTACTAATGGCTATAATAATTTGTAAGCATTGTGGCTTACCTAGTGATGAAAGTGAGATTATATGGAGCAGACACAGGGACTATGAGGCTTGGTGCTATAGCTGCGTTGAAGCGCAAGATGAGGACATATTAAAACGTGTCTAAACGTGGTGACCCTAGAGTAAACAGGGCTTATAGATATAAGTTTAGAAACCAAGTATTAGCTAGAGATAGCTATACCTGTTATTACTGTGGGGCAGATGCAGACCAAGTAGACCACGTTATACCTATAAGTAAAGCGCCTGAATTAGTAATGAACTTTGATAACGCTGTGGCCTGTTGCAAGCGCTGTAACGTAAAAAAAGGCAAAAAGTCACAGGGTGTTTTTTTAGCCAAGACGGCTACCCCCCCTGTCTTTTCTGGCATTATCTCTCCGAAAACAGACATAACGACACAAAGCGGGCCTTGTTTGGGCCAGCCTGAACAGAGTTTGAGCTAATGAGTACCAAACCTAAACAGCCTATCCGGGGGCTAGTGCAACCGCGCCTGCATAACGTTTTGTTATCTGGGCCTACTAGGGGCGGTGAGGTTGCACAGCTCGCAGAGAGCATAGGCTTACCGCTTTTACCGTGGCAGCGATTCGTACTAGACGATATGCTCACAATAGATAAAAATAAACAGTTTATTAGACGTACCAGCCTTGCTATCTGCGCTAGGCAAAATGGAAAGACTCATCTAGCGCGTATGCGTATTTTAGCCGGCCTGTTTTTGTTTAATGAGCGTAACCACATAGTAATAAGCTCTGCTAGATCTATGGCCCTTACTACCTTTAGAGAGGTAGCTAATGCTATTGAAGATAGCCCCGAGCTAAAGAAGCAACTAAAGAAAATACTGTATACAAACGGTAATGAGGCCATAATCCTAAAAAGTGGGGCTAGGTTAGACGTTAGAGCTGCTACCCGAGATAGCGCCCGAGGTGCTACCGCTGATTTTTTATTTATAGATGAGCTTAGAGAGGTAGACCAAGAAGCCTTCGCCGCTGCTCTGCCTGTAACCCGCGCCAAGCCTAATAGCCAGACTTTACTAGCGTCTAACGCGGGTGATGCCTTTAGCACTACGCTTAATGAGCTACGCGAGCGCTGCCAGAGTAACCCGCCGGCATCACTTGGCTATTATGAATACAGCGCCCCGCCATTTTGCGCCTTAGATGATCGTAAAGGCTGGGCAGCTGCTAACCCGGCGCTAGGCATACTAATAACCGAGGAAACCCTGCAAGAAGCGTTAACGGTGCAGACTACAGAGCAGTTTAGGACAGAGAGCCTTAGCCAATGGATAGACAGCTTGCAAAGCCCGTGGCCGTTTGGCTCTGTTGAAGATAGCAGCGATATAAACCTAAAGATGAGCCCTGGGCCGCTTACTGTTTTTGCCTTTGACGTTAGCCCTAGCCGCCGAGATGCCAGCCTAGTTATGGGGCAGATGCTACCTAATGGCAAAATAGGCCTAGCAGTATTAGAAACCTACAGTTCACAGGTAGCAGTAGATGAAGTCTTAGTAGCAGCCTCTATAAAAAAATGGGCCGATATGTATTACCCGCGTTTAGTCTGCTACGACAAATACACTACGGCCAGTATCGCGCAAAGGCTACAAAATGCAGGGGTACAAACCCGAGATATATCGGGGCAGACCTTTTACACCGCCTGTAGCGATATGTATGATGCTTTAGTTAATGATCGCCTAAGACATAGCGGCCAAGATGCGCTAATACAACAAATGGCTAACTGTGCAGCTAAACAGACCCCGGACGCGTGGCGTATCGTGCGCCGTAAGTCTGCCGGGCCTGTAGATATACCTATTGGCCTTGCTATGGTAATTCACATATTGGCGCAACCTGTAGCAGAGGCAAAGGTATACGCCTAGACACGCCGAAAGCCAAACTGTAAACCTATACTTGACT